TAGTAAGCGCTATAGATGTCATCATCGCACCGATTCTCTCGCCAGTTATAGAATCTACAGCATTGAGAATGACCGCAACAGACGACCACTTATACTGTCCTTCTTGAATGTATTTCCTTGCTGTAGGTAGAAATATCGATAGAGCCCACAATTGCGCTGTTCCATCTGGTCCGTTTTTTACTTGTACGTCACGTACCCAACCCTGCGCCGGTGCTCCCTCGGATGGAATCGTCCCGTCCGATGCATACTGCTCAGACGCATGTTCGAAATCCCAGGGCAACACATCTGCCATTCCGATACCATCAGGGCCAGCATTGTATTGTGGATTACGTCTGAAGTTTCTAACAATCTGTTCGAATGTTTCCCGAGTAAATGCAAACGGATCTTCTCCGTGTCGGTACCCCAGAAATTGACCCTCGTTGGCGACGTGCTGCCATTTGGGTGTGGCTTCATCACCAGGGTCTATTGTACCGCTGTCAGATACCAGTGTTACGTTAGGTACTGAATGCCTAGCTACTTTTTTTGTCGCCATAAACTCCGGGATGTCAGCATCATCTACATCTGCCTTTTTGTAGTATTTGACGGCATGGTCATATGCCTCACGCCGTACCTCGTCAGGCAGGTCTACTCCTCCCCGCGCACCGTTTATAGCAGCGACAGCAGCCCCTAACTGAGCAACTATTACTGTCAGCTGGCCGTCTACCATTCGCGCTATTGGCAGCTTATATCCCGCCTTTGTATCTGCGGCGTCATCATTCCAGACGAGATGCGCTTTCTTGTATCGTTCCCAATCATCATCTCCAAGTACCTCATTCATTATCTCGGTAAGGCCCTTGCCAGTTGGATCCCATTTTTGATCGGTAGTAATTGGCAAATCTGCGAACGGTGTTGCTTTAAACGCCATTGGGCACCTCCATAGAGAATGGATAGCACTAATTTTTGTTTGGATGCAACAAGGCGGGATATGCAGGACTACCTACAGGTAATATAGGCTATGCACTCCAGGTAGCAGAATCAGTAACACAATCAGCAACAACACATCCTCCTGCATTATTAGCAAACCCACCAGGTGCCGTAGTAGCCGAGAAATATACCGTCTCGTCATTAGCATCTGCTAGAGCGCCCTCGTACAATCCGGTTGCGTCGGTGGTGACAATAGCAGCCGCAGCTCCGTTGCCAACGACTAATGTGCCCGTGCTAGCCGCTCCGAATTGGGCGTTAGTCGCAGCATCCAGTGCTCCTGCCATGTCAGTATCGGAGGCATCGAGACGGATATTGACAGCCCTAGTAATAGCTGTACCGTCGAGCGTATTAACCTGCACGGAAATAGTCCCTGCCGTAGCTCCACCGGTACCGCCTGTAGCAGTAATGACGACCTGAACCAGCCTGGGATTCAGAATGTCACCACCACCCACCATGCTAATGTCTCCACTGCCCAAAAATGACACAGCCGGATTGTCTACAGCATTGCCGACCTCAATAGCGTTAGTATCGGCAGCTCCGACTTGTACATTACCGTCTGTACCAGCACCACCACCACCCGTAACACCACCAGCACCGGCATTAATGACGGCGTTACCACCATCACCACCGGCAGCACCGGCAGACCCGGCACCACCAGCTCCTCCAGCGATAGTAGCATTCTCGCCATTACCACCGACGATAGCAGTATGTGCAGCACCACCAGCACCACCTGTTACTGTAGCCGCCGCTCCGTTGCCAGCAGCATCAGTACCGTCTGAGGCACCACCATCACCACCTGTGATTGCTACAGCACCACCGTTTGCACCAGGAGTACCACCATTGGCCGCACCACCATCACCAGCCGTTACAGTAATGGCCGACCCAGCAGTACCCGACCCTGCCGCCTGGGCAGCAGGAGTGATATCACTATCGATAGCTCCATTAGCCAGTAGACCTGGCAATGTAACCAGCCCGGTACCGAGAAAATCAGTAGTGGGATTATCCGTAGCATTGCCGATTTCAATTGCCGCAGTATTTGCGCTGCCGATAGATGCCGTACCATCTGTACCGGCACCGGCTCCACCGTCTGCACCACCAGCACCAGCATTGAATACCGCATCACCACCAGCACCACCAGCGGCACCAGCAGAGCCAGCGCCACCATTACCACCGAGAATCCTGGTGAGTGCACCATCACCACCAACGACGGCGGTATGTGCAGCACCACCGGCACCGGCCTGGACCGTTGCAGCACCACCAAGTCCGGCAGCGTCAGTACCGTCTGAAGCTCCACCGGCACCAGCGGTAATCGTCGCTGCACCACCGTTTGCCCCAGCAACACCACCACCGGCAGCAGAACCAGCCCCGGCAGTCCCGGTTACAGCAGCCCCGGCAGTACCACCGCCACCAGCCTGGGCAGCAGGAGTAAGTGCAACGGGGTCAGTACCGTTAGTAGTGACCCCAGAAAAAGTTGGCGCCGCTGTAGATGTAACATCCTGATCGATATAACCGGCTTCGACGCTTGTCAGAATTTGATTACCTATGCGTACAGTCATTGCTTACTCCTTAATTCACACGACCGCGAATTACACCGGTCATAGTTCCCGAGGTACCACTGTCTGCGCTAGTTACAGTAATATCCAACGCACTCGCACCGGCTACGGCGGGCATAATTCCTGCCAACGGAACAATGAACTTCTGCCCTACTGTTGCCAGCCCTGTCAGTGTAGTAGCTACTAATACCTGCGTTCCGCCGACAGTAGTACCAATTGTTACCTGTGTATCTCCGTTCAGCGCGGTTGCCGCCGTGATAATGAAAATAGCAGCCTCGGGAGTAAACTGCTGGGCAGCAGCACCAGGGGCGGTCAGAGCATTAGCGCCAGCCACCTTGACGTCGATAGTAGCGGAAGTTTCCTCCGTGGTAAGAGCTGGCCCGAGGTCTGTCCAGTCGGTACCGTTCCAGGCTATTTCATGCAGCGCCGGGAAACTCTGACCGGTATTGGTTTTAGTCGGGTCATTGTCAGTAACAGCAGTAGTGACGTGGTAGGTCCAACCAGTCTGGACTGCTGCTGCTGTGGGGAAATCAGCAGCCGCTGTAATGGCACCCTTAAACTGATACACACTTCCCATGGCAGCAATAGCCGCTGCGTTGGTTGCAATATCAGCCGCATTGGTGGCGGTATCTGAGATTAGTTTTGCTACGCGTCTACGAATTGGCATAAGTCAGCCTCCTTTGTTTGACGACCATCATGCTGCCTTTCGTATAGGCATAATTATTTTGTTAGCGCAAGTAGAGTACTATAGGCCAGATACAAAGCCGGGGTCGGGCAATCCTAATATCATAGATCCAGGTACTACAGCATCCATATACTCTGGACCTCTAGATGAAACACGACATCTACAGTTGAAACCATACGGTGCATAGGCCGAATTCCAGAACGGATCACTGGCTAATAGCATCATGCCTTTTGTCGCCAGGTGTGTCGGTCGAGTCCGCTTTGGCTCGTCAACTGGCATAAATTCCCAAACCGGAAAAGCTCTCAAAACTGCGGGCTGTTTTTGTAAGGTCTTCCTACCTACACCGTACGTATTAGCAGAATTGGTTCTATAGACAGTCTGTACGTGAGAGGCAGACAACGTACCAGTACCGCTTACATCAGACGCTACCATACCGGCTGACTTGAATCGTTCATCTAGCGCGGCAGCAAATTTATTTAACGGAGCACCCGAGGCGATATTTTTCGCCAACTCGTCCTGGGCTACGGCTAGCATCTGCTGAGATTGTATCCCGGCGACAGTGAGCGTTTTCCGTTTCAACTCCGTTGTAAGCTTTTCGAATTCTGCACGGGGTAGCAGTGACAAACTACGGAACCATTTCATAGCCTTTTCGAAGGCTGTCTCTGCAAACGCTGTGTCAATCAGTAATACCTGGTCTCCTTTTCCCCGCAGGTTAATAAGTTCGCCATCGTCATCGATAAACCCTATTTCGTTCGCGAGGTCCAGAACACCCAGTGCAGTAGCCTGAACCATAGACCGCTCAAGCGGTCTGGAATAACTATATAGATCTAGCTCTTCCTGTGTACGGGTCAAAGCGTTGTATATCTCAACAGGACGGTCTTTACCCTTGACAGCGGATTCAAACTCTCTAGCCCAGGCTCCCGATGCTCGCCATAGATTTTTTTCTCCTCGACGCATGATCTGCTCGGGTGACCCGAACGGAGTATTTTCCCACTCTAGTAGTTGGTCATCTGTTAGTGCTATGGACTGCCTCTCTGACATCATCATTACGTTACCAGATGCTACAGACAGTAGTGCGGTCATCATCTTTTCATCTGTTATCTCTACTACTGTTGATTCCTGTACATCTGGCTGATGTGATTTCTTAGCCTCAAACTCCATGATGGTCAGGTCTCCATCAGGGTCAGGTTCTCCGCTGGGAAGTGTCAATGGGGGTAGATCCTGGGACTCGCGTGCCTCATTGACAGTTACGAACTTATCAACGACCTGGTTACCCACTGTAGCTGTTGGCGGTCGACCTCCAGCATCGGCAGATGCCACGGAGGGGGCCGGTAACTGCTCCCCAGACGGCGGGGAATTATTAGGGGGGTAGACTATTACCGGTCGTGGTGCCGGGGCTACAGGCGATGTGGGAGGCGTTGGGGGCTGGTCTATTCGTATAGTCGGCTCCGTTTCTGCCGGTATTCTGAAACCACTAACCTCATATGCTTCTGCCATGGCCACCGGAAGACCAGCCTTCAAAGCTGCATCTACTCGCTCGACTTCTTTTTTACGGTCAGTGGGCAGGTCATAACGGAGTAGAAAATTGGGTGCATGTGTCAGTGCTTTATAGCCAAAATTTACCTCGATAAATGCATCCGTTAGATCCCTCTCAATTATCTCCGACAAGTCGTTGGCATCTGACTGGAGTATCACTTGCTGCTCGCCCTGCATAACATGTGCCTGTGGGCTATTCATCCCCGCTGATACACCGTCTGTAGTCCCTATCTGCCCTAGGACCAGCTTAGAAATTTGGTGGTCGCTTTCTTTTATCACATCGGCGTGCACTTCGCCCGAGCCCTTTGCAGGTTGTACAACATCCAGCTTAGTGCCTCGTGGTATGCGGGCACTATATGATCTACCCAGCCCATCGATAATACGGTCTCCTGCAACCAGGTCCTCTATACTAGCTCTGCTATCGTCGGGCACCTCAAGTATTCGCCATGGTTTCCCAAACAACTCCAGTAATATCATTCGCTCGCGGGCCGAATACCGCTTGAAGAACGAGTAATATAGACACCTACGTGCTATACCCTCTCGCTCTGCATACTCACCAAAAAAGCTCGGTGCCCACTGAATGAACTTTCGCCACAGTCCTGTACGTTTGAGATCATTCGTATCTAACGAAATCCCAACTTCAGCAAACTGCCCGCTATATGATCCATCCGAGGGATAAATTCGAAGTTCTCTGCGAGGACCAAAATTTATTCGCCGTGGATGAATCCAGTTGATAGACTCCACGGTCATAGTTACCCGACCGTACTCCTCGTGACGAGTACCGTTATTCATGGGGCGCCATATCAGTTCTTGTGCAGCCCTCCCGTCGAAAATAGCCCAGGCTAGTTGACGGATATTTTCACGAAATCCACTCAGATTGTGAAGCATCATTCGCGTGCAATCTGCGTAGTATCGCGCTTTTTCCTGGTCTATATTGGGACCGGTTGCCGGTCGTACCTCATACGGCAGTGAAGATGACGCGCCAAACCGTTTGTTCAATACCGCTGCTAGATGTGGATCGGTGTCTATAGTCTCTCGGCTCAGGTCGGTAATGCGCTGCATCGACCCATACTCGGCCAATCTCATAGCTGTCTCAATGCCATCTAGTGATATACGGCGTCCGAATCGGTATCTCCAAGAAGAAGCATTGGCGTTATCAACCTCTGTCAACGGTTTAGTCAATTCAGGTTTAGATAGTCTAGATGGAACTGCGTCAGACTGTAACTCGATTGCCTCGGAGACAGTATGATTTGTTACTAAATGTCTGGCCATATAGATCAGCCTTTCGTGAATCCGTCTACTGCACCCACTATTGCACTGGCAATGCGTTTGCGCAAGTTGGGCGATGGTGGGCCTATGGCGTCCGTCTGCTGGGTCGCGTTAGTTCGATGACGCTCTGCTACTGTGATTACCTCGTCGATCCAAGGTTGGAATTCTTCTAGCCACGTTTTGAACACAGTCAGACTGGAACCTACCTCCCCGTCATCAGTTTGTTGCGCTTGCTGTTCAGCACTATCAATTATCTGATTAAATGCCTGACGTAACCTCTCAACAACTATCTTCATTCCGTTGCCGGTACCCTGCTCTATACCGGCTTGATACATAGCCATCTCTCTGACTGTGTAATTTACCGTTTTCAAAATCCACCTCCACTAACCAACTGTCTATCGCTACCTACTGCGGGCGGGGTCGAAACTCCCATGTTTTTGCGTAGTGCCTCTCGTGCGATCCATGCCGCCATGAGAAAATCACCTGTGTGCGCAGGGGGTGGCTGGTAGTACAGGCAATCATCAATGAAATATTGTATCTCAGGATTGACAGATCTAGTCGCCCGGTCACACGGTATTAGCCACGACGTGTTTTGAAACTCGGTAAAAATACTCTCTACTCCGAAATCTAGCGCAAATTTATTTGCCTTCGTTGTCGTATGGGCCTGTATGTTCAATGTCTTTTTGCGTTTCAGTGCAAATTCTATCAGATATTCCTGGGCTGCATTAGACTCTACTGCAATGAGCGAATTATATCTCTCTGACTTATTGATCAATATGTCAATAATCTCAGGCCCATCAAATTTGCCGCTCATTATATCAATGATTTGTCTACTGCCATCGGGTAGTAACATCAGGGTGAAAAATACCGTCTTGTCATGACGGGCGCCTTTGCCGATAGCAAGATCGATACCCGTAGCTACTGGGTTATCACCTGAGTATTCATTCAAAAAACTTAACCCTACACCGTTTAATTTACACCGCTCAACCCAGTCCCTCTGACAACGGCTAGCCCCTTCATCCATCGGCTGACATAGATATGCCATGGCAAACTCATGGGGGGGCATTCCGGGCTTTCCGGCGTGGCCATAGCGTATTTCATTGATACGCTCTGCACTAAACCGCTCTGCCCACAAAGGTGTCTTCTCTTCGGGGTCTGGGTCGAATGCTCTTAAACGATACCAATCATGACCGCCACCGACACGCGTATTACTAGGTCGTAGATGAGTATCCAGTATTCGCTCTAGCCAGTTCTGGTCAACATTAGATACTCGGACATATCCGTATATATCCATCGTAATAGTTGCCCATCCGTATTGTTCCTCTAGTACAAACGTCAGATCATCTCGCTTCCACGGAGTATTAGTTACGACGGCTCTAGAGCCCTTTGGATCTAGACGCGGTATCATCTCTCCATAGAACTCAGACAGTGTAGTAGCACGTGCCTCTTTCGTTCTTGTGTTCTGGAAATCTAATAGATCATCAGCCAACAACCCTGAGATTCTAGACCCTACTATTTTGCCCTTGATACCAATCGCGACTACAGAAGGATCCCGAATACCAGGAGGTCTAGCTACTGTGATTTGATGCGACGCCCATGCATCGGCGGCATTAGGCGATTTTGTCAGCTTTGGAAATACAAGTGCGAGGTCGCTCGATAACTCTGGGTCAGTGATATAGTCTGAGATCATCTTGAGAATTTTTTTCGCCTGGGCTTGTCCACCGCTTACGATAGCCCAACGCTCACTCGGCTCGTTGCCCAGTAGCCATAGAGCTACCGAAGTCATCAGGAATGTTTTACCGGTGCTCACTGGCATACGTACTACACACCACGGATGGTTCTCTACGAAATCAAACAACAGTTGCTGGTGGGGTGTCGCCTTTAATCGCGCCTTTGTATTCTCATGACGAATAACCATCTCGAAAAACTTACACGAGCTTTCCCGAGATTCGGCTTGCATACGTAGTATGGCCTGTGTAAATAACTCCTCGTCAGTTAGTGTATTGGTAGTATCACAGTCGCTCATGTCGCCTCCCTGCTCATCTAGACATCTAGTCTATATCATTTAACGGCGCTATATCAACGGGAGGCTAGGCAGATTAGTCGGTAAGCATCTGCCTGATTTGGGTGGGAGCAAACTCATTGCCGGTTCTAGATCTATGACCCTCGGCGTTGATCGTCCGAGCTGTAGCACGGAGGCCCAGACCATCTCTATGTAGTTCTCGTACACGCGCCAGAACCGCCTGTTCTGCCTTATTCTCTACTAAGCGTTTGTCTTTATCCACTGTGTATCCGAATCGTACCCTGCCACCCGTGTAGCGACCCTCAGAGCGTAGATGCTGCATAGCGGCTGATGTTCTCTCCGCGATCTGGTCCCGTTCGAACTCTGCTAGTACTGCCATCATTCGGAAGACCATTTTGCCCGCTGCACTCGTGGTATCGATCTTCTCGCTCAGGCTGACGAGGTCGGCCCCTGCTGCGCTTAATTTCTCCGAGATGGATAGGGCATCGCTAGTAGACCGGGCCAGTCTGGACAGGCTGTAGACCACCAAGGGGATACTCTGAGCACAGGCGTCTGTTATTGCCTTCTGTAGTGCAGGTCTGTTACTAGCACGACTGCCGGATAGTCCTGCATCCTGATGTACTACTAACATTTCATAGCCGTTGAGTTCTGCCCAGGCACGCAACTTGGTTTCCTGCATCTCCAGGCTAACACCGTCCTCTGCCTGTCCAGTTGTGCTGACTCGTATGTAGCCTATAGCGTTCATAAATTCCTCCCTAGATTGATGCTAGAAATGATATAGTAAGAGTTACTGCCAATACTCTTGCAACTACCTCGCCGTTCTCGTTACAGTACGTACCAAGATTGTTGTATTCTGGTACCGTCAACAACAACTCCTCTTCGTCGTTTTCGATAGACGCTATACGTCCTGGCAGATATTTGTGGAGATTGAATATCCGAGCACCATACATATTTGGAAACCACTCTGTAGCACCATATTCCGACACAGAACTTACATAGAACTTCCGTCCTTCGCTATCTGTAAACTCTATTAAATACCCCGTTGTATTAATTGATTTTTTTTCCATTAGTCCTCTCCTATCTATTGTTCACACCCTCGACAAAGCCCCCTCGCGGGAAGGGGCTCTAGCGAGGAGGGGAACTAGTCCTCTAGTTCATCTTCGAGCGCCGATACTACTCGCTCGCGCTGATGCCCTTCGTAGGTTTCCGCCATGTCGCACGCTTCGCTGCCGGTCAATATGTGACAGTTGTGGAGATCGTAACCCAGCACCTCGCGGGCGTCCTCCAGCGTGTGGACCTCGTCAATGATTGGCTCGTCCCGCTCAGCGTTGATTTCTGCCGCCGCGTCGACAATGCGCTTGCTATCGTCACTCCAAACCGTGGCTGGTCGCTGATGCGGTATTTCCACGACATAGTATTTCATCATAATTCTCTCCTTTTTGGGGGCGCCACCAAGCGCCGCTAGTTCTCCTGTTCCTCGGACTTCCACTTGCCAGCCTCGACATGATTCCCATTGGAAAAGATCTTTCTCTCGGCACCACAAGCACAATATTCTATCCACTCTACATTCCCGGCCGCACGCTGATCCTTGGCACCTCCGTGATAACACCGCACTGCGCTCGTTCGTGATACTCTGTGTTTGTGTCTCATAGTTTCTCTCCTTTTTGGGGGGCGCCACCAATGACTCCCCCCGTTTCAAATTGCGCTTACGTTTAATCTCTGCAACACTCCATCCTCGCCATCCTCCTAGCCCGCCTCTTCCAGATGCGCCGCGAAGAACGCTTGGCCTTGCTCTTCAGCGTGTGAAAACGAGAGGGACGCCCATACAGGGCGCAATCGGCCACATCGGGGAAAGCCACATCGCTGTTGCGCGGAAGACCGTATCCTATCATAATTCTCTCCTTTTTGGGGGCGCCACCCGCGCCCGTTCACACCCTCGACAAAGCCCCCTCGCGGGAAGGGGCTCTAGCGTTGTCTTTCCATATTCGAATTATCTTCATGATTATTCTCCCGCTCCTTCAAAAATTTCTCTGCACGCCGCCGCTATGCATTCGCCAGTTATCTTCGCATCCTTGTCGCCCTCTTCCTGGATCGGGAACCACCAAGACTTGCAGCCCCAAACAATCC